ACTCAAAGAGTTGTTCTTGAATATGAAATGCAACAACCTCCGCTCTAGGTAGTTCGTTGCTGCGTTGGATGTAGCCATCTTCTACTCCTTATGCCCGAGGCCGTTCCGGCAAACCCCTGCGATAGGCGTCTGCGTTTTCTCTTGCCTCTCCCAAGTCCTTCAGCCGCGAGAGTGCTTCAGTAAACTGCTTCTCATACATTTGAAGCATGTCCGGCTCACCCTTCATGTAAATATACGCCTCGTACAAGGAGCCGTAAAGCAAGGCATTTGGAGCGTTGGTACTCAACCAGGTCGTGCCGCTGTCGGCGCCTGCTGTAAGAGACGCGGGCCGATAGAAGTAATGAAACTCACAAACGTAATTGCTGTCAGGGGTCGGAGCCAGGATGATATTATCAATGTCAAACCTAGCATAGTACCTTGGTGTTCCTGTGGTCGCTGAATTTGGATTATATTCTTGAATGAAGTTAACGTCTTTCTGTAACAGGAATTCTTTCGAACTGCTGTTTGTTATCGATAACGAAAAGGACGCTAGAAAGTCCGTGGGCAAGGATAGGAAGGGATCGTTCTGCGTTACCGCACTCGTGGCGTTTTTGCGGAAATACTCCAGATCCACGAGGTAGAAGATTCGATCCTCTGCCGCACGGATGAAATCATCCACGTTCGACACAAATGTAGTTTCCGTGTTTTCCGTGTATTCCTGTATGGCAGTTTTTAACTGTGCAAATGTAAACGCCATCTACTTCTCCAACGTCACCGGCCCGGCAGTCGCATTTTCACCACCCCCGCGTTGATTACCCGTGGTGGCGGTGCCGGACGACACCGAAAAGGTGTACAGGTTAGAATCCGTGACAGTAATCGTATACCCACTGGAACTCTCCAAGGTGGTTTTCGAAAAGCCATCAAAAGACTCCACTTTTCGGAACCTTACAGTATCTCCGCTTGTGCGTCCATGCGAAGGCTCCACCACTGTGATTACTGCACTTCCCGAAGAACTCGACAAAAATGGGTTAGCCGTCAACAATCTCGCAACCCCAACCTCGGTGCGTTGATCGGGACGTGGATCATGGATGGCCTGCGGATCCGGCCCAACACGAATCGGCTCTAGCTGCGGGTGTTTTGCTTCGTACTCGTCTCTGCCTACTTTAGAACCATTCCATTCTGTAACCATCTCGACCAGTCGGTATCTAAAACCAGACCGGTCGGATATTCCGTAAGCATCTTTACCTGAAGCAAACCTCGCCATTAGTTCACCCGTAAATACTGCATGCTCGGTTGCAGTTTCAGTGCAACACGATCTTCATCCTCGTCCGCTGCCCGCTGGAACTCTTCTTCATACACGGCTTTAAGAAGCTGCACACGCTCCGGCGCCTTCTTCATGGCGATGTAGTACGCAAGACCCGCAACCATGCACGGCAAAAACCGGAACGGTGCGTCAGCCGTGTTGACCAGAGCATCCGCATCCTGAATCCGCTGCACATAATAATACACAATGCTGTCGGTGGAACTGTCAGGCGTCGGCCACAGTGTGATCTCTGGCGTGGTCTGGCGGTTGTAGAAGAACTGGCTCGGACGGCCAGACTGCGACTTGTTGGGCAGGTGCAGATATTCACCCCGTGACATGCGGTCGAGTTGATAGTCAACGCTGCTGCGGCGAAGCACAACTTCCAGCAGGTCGGTGTACGTTGCGTCGAACGCATATGTCGCCGTGCCAGATGTCAGGGACTGTGTCGCTTGCTTCACTGTCCACAGGTTCAGGCCACGGTTGGCCCAGTCTGCAAACATCAGATTCAGAGACCGACGGGCGGTACGCGCATCATAACCGGTGCGAACTTCGAGACCACACCGCTCGTACGCCTCTTCGATAATGTCTGCTACATCGAGATCAAAGTCTCTGGATCCGGAGGTTGTCATTTACTTGTTATATCCACCCTTCTTCCGGTAGCCCATGTTGTTACGCACGGTCTCGGGAAGGTTAGGCAGACCCTTGTTGCCGGCGGGGATTGACTTGAGATTGCCGCCCCCGTTTTTGAAACGAGTGCGCTTACCGTTATTGCGAGTCGGCATAATCATCGCGCCGGCTGCGGCTTTACGAGGAGAACAGTGCATTACTTCTTCCTTCTCTTCAGTGATTTAACACGCCGTGGCTTGCCCGCCGGCTGACCTAGACGCTTCTTCTGGCTGATTCTACTACGCTTTTCGGCGGCTGTCATTTCTGAAGAGGTTTTGGGGGTTTTAGACGAGACCCTTTTAGAGGGGCGACAATATGGAGTACCCCGTTTTTCACCCTTGCGACGCCCACACGGCTTACCAGTTCTCTGGTCCGTCCACTTTTCCTTGAACCATCTTTTGAGTGCAAGACCACTTTTTGTTTTTCTAACTGCCATTAAAACTTACTCTGATGGTGAGCCAATAATACTATAAAGGAAACAAATATCGCCAGAAACGAAACCGAAAATCCCACGATAATAGTCAAGTCGATAATTTTTTTTCGTTTACGAATCGCAGCCTGTTCTGCCTCTCTTCTAGCAATCCTCGCCTTCGCCTGAAATTTTTGCCAGTCTCCCCACAAACCCGGACGACCAGCATAAATCATAATCTGTTTCAGTTGCTCTTCCTGATCCTTGATTTTCTCCAGAGCCATGAATTCTTCAAGATCCGAACCACCACCCTTTCTAGCGGCCTTAGCCTGTAGCTTTTCTTTGGCCCCTACAAACTCGGCGATGGCGCTACCCGCAGCAGCTATTTCTTTACCATTCGACACAACTTGCTTAATTACTGCAAAAGCTGCGTTCGCTGCGGCCAGTTCGGCTAACATCAGTACACCTTTATATTTTCATCCACGAGTTTTGGCAGACAGTACGCTGTGATCTGATTGCCCTGCTTGTGAAGCACTTGGGCGAAGTAGGTGCACTCGTTCACATCACGAAAGTACATGTCCTTACTTGCAACTCGTCTGTCTTCTCCTATTCCAACATAGACCATCAACAGAAATGCATGGATCATCGCTAAGTGCTGCGAGTTTTCTTCCGCCGTCCGTTCATGACCCCACCACAGCCGCGCGCAACGACCTGATCAGACTCTAGGTTTCCTCGGAAGGGGCGCTTGGCCCTTTGGTCCTGCACTCCGCCTGCGGCTTTCTTGGTGCTTTTGTTGCCCCAGTTTGCGGCTCCGACCTTACGGCACTTGGCGATGGCGCCGCTTGCATACGCGCTCGGGAAGACCTTATATCTTGCCTTAACTTTTTTATAACATGCATCTTTAGGCATTCCTTCGTTTCCTTTTACCGGCGCAGTGCGCTCTCTCGCTGGAACCACGAGGGCGCTTGCAGTTCACTTTTGATTTGCGGGTCTTGCTCCACTTTCGTTTCTGCGGAGGCTTGGAAACCTGCTGCCGCATCGAACCTCGCGAGATTGCCATTGTCATTTCTCCTAATGAAATCTTCCCACAACGGCGTTAGCATGGCGTGATTCGATTCTACCTTGGCAGCAATCACAGCCGTGCGCTTATCAACCTCAATCAGTGTACTGAGGATCCAAACCACAAGAGAAAGAGCCACGCCGCCAGCAGTATAAATAACGGTTTTCGCCAGCGTTTTTTCATCTAGCATTTCCACCTCCGCCGTGCCTGACGTAGCCGGCTGTTCGGATTCTTCGCAGCCTTGGGGAACTTTTTCATTTGACCAGCAGATCTGGCGCAGAACGACTTGCGCCGCTTGGCATCCTTGCTGCCCTTCTTAACTTTACCCGTGACTGCTGTCTTCAGCTTGCTGCCAGGATTGGCACGTCGATATGCTTTCACCCCAGCATCAGTCATTCCCGCCCCAGATTTCGTGGGGCGGAAATTCTTTTTGTTTCGCGGCGGCATTTTTGCCTTACGGCTAGCCATGAAAGAACGTCATCATATCAATGGTGGCTATGGTGTATTGAACGGACATGCCGTTATCAAACAGCACCCCCTGTTCTGGAATCGTTCTATCTACCGTGGTGTTGTCGGTCCCAATCGTGCGAGATTTAAACAGGGTGGTTCCGTCTTCTGGAGCACCGTTAATAAAATTAACAACGCCTGCGGTGCCCCCAGAAACAATCGAAAAGCCCTTCAAACGTATTCTGTTTTTCCCCTGTATGGCTTCGGCACAAAGGTCACCTGATCCAACCGTGATGTTAGCAGCATATTTTGCAGAACATTCCACCGCGGTCACCGTCAAGAACAGCTTTGTGCCCGCCACCGCCTCTGCACTACCTGTGGACGTAATGACCTCCGTCATAGCGTCTCCGAAAACGTCTGTTCCTGTGATTGTGCAGGTTTTAGCGTTATCACCAGTGCCAGTCGTGGTCACGGTAACATTTCTGGCACCCCCACCAGCAAACGTGGTTTGTGCCATAGTCGCGCTAGTATCGGGCCTAGCGGCTGTTACAAGACGATCTGGATCTGATGCGTTCTCATCGCTAATGAGTTTTGCAGTCACTACTGTGCTGGACATTTTAAACTCCTCTATAAAAGGAGAGGGGTTTTACCCCCTCTCATTGTTAGGCTTCGTAGCCCATCAGTTCGATAAAGAGTTTTCCAGCAGTGTAGTCCGCGTCTGTCGCCGCACCTGTTGTTAGATACAAGAACTGATCAGCGGCAGGAACAGCAGAGAAATAAACCTTGCTCCCGAGAGTTGCGTCACCCGCGTTAACAAGAAGTGTTTCTGTCAAATCGCCGATTGCCCCGTCCTCAACACCTGTACCCTCTGTGGCAGAGTGGATATTGATGTCTGGATCGCCACCAGCAGGTGCCTCAAAACATTCCATGCTACCCGTCAGGATTGTACCGTTTTTAGCAGCAGTGATCTGACCAATGTGACAAACAAGTGCTGTACCGTTTACACCAATGATGTCGCCAGAGCCTGTTGAACGCAGACCTGTAAGATCAATAAGAATACGAGTGGTGATGATGCCGCCCATACGCTGAACTGCGCTGCGGTAGATAGTGCCGGAGCCGGTTGTGATACCCGTGCCGGCCTCTACAGCCATCGTGTTAGCATCAAAAGAAGATACACCAGTTGAACTGATGCTTGAGAGAGTTGTAAACGCGCCTGTGGTTGCGTTCTCACTTACAGAGGTAAAGCCGCCCTTTGAGCGCACTGCACCTGAAAAGGTAGTAGTAGCCATGTAATTCTCCTGTCGTGGCTAGTGTCAGATCCACATTAGATCTGTCAGGGTATAAACACCATACACGAAAAAAAAGGGGGCCGCAATCGCGGCCCCCAGTCGGGGAGGAATTTTCCCCTTCGTTACGCTCCGGGCGAACCGAATACGCAACGCGGGTCTGAGAAGCCGAACGAGTAACGCTCACGAGCCTTGAACCGCATGTTACCGGTGTCGAAATCCGGATCCATGTTGGTTGCCAGAGGCATACGCTCGAAGTGCTTGAGGCCGTTCGGGGCATCCGTCTTGATGAAGAACGCATCCGTGTCGGTCAGGTAGTCGTTGACCACGTAACCTTCCGGCAGCATGCCCATGCTCTTCAGAGCATTGACATCGTTGTCGGCGGTTCCAACACGAAGGTTCGATACAAGGAGACGCTCTGCCACGAACTGAAGCTGACGCGGAATGATCAACTTCACACCGCGCAGTGCGATGACCAGACCACGCTCATCGACGAAGCCGGCGATGTTGATCAGTGCATCCTCTAGCGAGGTTTCGTTCAGGTCTGCCGCAGTGGACGGCTCGTTGGCGAAAGTGCCACCGCTGGTGAGCGGGTGCGAAGCATCACAGAGTGCTACACCATCGCCGCCGGCAGTTGCGCCTGCGGTGAAAGCGTTGTTAAGGACGGAAGCGGCCTTAACTTGCTTGGTGTGTGCCATCGAACGGGCGAGGGCACGAGTGTAGCGAGATGCCAGACGGTCGTAAAGGTTGTCCTCAACAGCTTCCTCGGTGATCGAGAAACCCATTGC